TGTCTTTCGTGCTTATTTTCATTATTTAATCACGAGTAAGGCATAAATGCCCCTCTATATATAAGGAGGAATAGTAACTTTAGCATCTACGGAATCTTCTAAAACCTTATCACCACGCGATTTACAGCGATTCCATGCTTGTCTCAGCGTTCCTTCTTTTTTAGAGAGGATTATTGCTATCTCTTTAAAACTGTTTTTTCTAATCTGATAAAAAAAATAGACCTTTCTTTCCAGGTCTGTCATGTAATATGATAAAGAAAACCCTAAATTCAAAAATTTAAGATTATTTATAGCCTGGTCAACTTCTTCATTTATAATATCTTCTTTGGTTTTATCAGGCTTTCCGCACATTGGGCAAGGTAAGTGGCTTGGATCTTGCATATGTTTAAACTTTCTTTTGTTTTTTCCTTTTCTCTCTTAATTTTTTTCCAATCAACACCCTTCCTCGGAAAAGGCTTTTTAATGTATTTCTTTTTTGGCATTAAAACAAAGTCTCTTGTTTATCTCTTATTTTTTTCCAATATATTTTTGCATCATTTCTTCCGTCTGGCTTTACAATATGCCTTACAATATCATTCCCCCAATATTCAACTAATTTAAACACAGCGTCTTTTTCTTTTTCTCCGTCGTTATAATTATAGATATTGTATAGACCTCCTTTATTTGAACCATTTTTGGGGCAACTAAATGCATACAATGAAGTCCTGGCAGTATCTATACCTTTATGAATAAATTGCATAACAATATCGCGATCAGATTTAAATGCTATCTCTTTATATTTTATATTATGCTTTTTCGCTAAATCTGCATTGATATTTACACAAGTGTCCATGTAGGAATTTAAAACAAATGACTTTTTAGCAGACCATGCAAATTGCTGGTATTCTAAAGAGAAAATGCCATAATTAATATCGGCAAACTGTTTTTCAGTTTTTTCAAGAACAATTTTAGTATCTTCGCGATGATAAAAACTTTTAATATCATCATCTATGTTCCAGTAATTTGATACATTATGGTAAATAGCCCATTCTAATTGAACGTTTCTTGCATAAGCTAACCCCATATCATTTTTCTTTAGCTTAACTAAATTATCCTGTCTATGATACTTTAAATAACTATCGTAGTCCTGGGGCTCAACAAATACTTTATATTCAAGATTATTTTCTTTAATCTGATTAAATAAGTAATTATCTTCTGCCCTGTTTTTACTTGCAACAAGTATTATATTCATTATAAAACCTCCAGTTTGTTTTTATTTATAATTAAAATATGTTTATAACAACCGATATTTTGTTCGATTGTAATTTTTTCATTGTTTATTTTAGTAACCACATAACAAGGATCATTTTTAAACATAACACCTGGTATTTTTGGTATCACAAAACTTCCAATCTTAAGTTCTTTATTTGATTCCTGCAAATTCTTGCGCAACTCTACGTTGATTTAATTGGTGTCTTTTAAGTTCTTCGCCAGGGCTTCCGCATTTCCACATATTCTCTCGATAATACATTACAAATGATAACCTAACAGCATCTTTAGTTTTCTTTATTATTTCAGTATTTCCATGGTGTTGATGTACGTCTGCTAATAAAAGGTCGTTGGTTCTTAAATCAACTGCTATACGATACCTCGGCAAAACAAATAAAGCTGGTTCTATATCTTTACAATAAGCAATTAAATTACCAAACCCCTGGGCATAATCACCTGCATCAGTATGCACTGCAGTTCTATAATCTTTATTTATAGTTATAGTTGTAAATGCTGTATCTTTAATCCTAAAGTTTGGGTGAGTAGCTTTTGCCATCCCTTTTTGTTTATTATATCTTTCAGGAATTAATTCTTCAAACGCTTTATCTACAAACTCAATAAGGGGGATTGCTTGTTCAAATTTATCTAAATTATTTTTATTAAAAGCTGTAGTTCTACAAAAATCGTAATGCGCTGATCTGTCGAAATAACCAGCAATACCACTATTGACTTCTAGTTTTTCATATGTTCCAGGGATAAATGTTTCAGTGACTTTTGATACAGTGCCGTCTTTTAACATTCTCTTTTTTCTTTCCCCACCACTTGCAGCACCTCGATTTGAAGAAGGAGTTGCTGCTGATTTCATTGAATTGAACGCGTCAAACAGTATTTTTTCAGGAATATAATTTTTTCTAAAAAATAATAGTGGTCTATTATCTGCAGTATATACGTCACAATCAAAATCAACTATTTGGTCATAATGGCT